TCATCGACAGCTTTATCGATGGTCGCACTGTGCATGGCCCCTGGGCTAATATGTGCCCAACCTGCTTCAAGCGTGAGGGTGTGGGACTGGGGACCGGCTACGGCCAGCATTACGGCATAACGCCTACGGGTGGCTTCATGAAGATAGGAGGCTAAGCATGACCCTTTATACAGACACCTATGAGGTAGTACAGTTTGGCGAGTGCGTTGCTGACATAGATGTGAGGTTTCAGTATAGTGTGTTTCCTGGTCGCCCGGCTCAGATCTATGGTCCGCCTGAGCGATGCTACCCTGAGGAGCCTCACGAGATTGAACTGGAGGAGATTGAACTCCCGTGGGACAAGGGATGGAAGGTGATTTCGACTAAACATCCCTTGTACGACACCCTTGAGGAGATGTTCAACAACGTTGAGGAGATGTTCCTCCTGGACAATGCCGTTGCTGAAAGGTGGTAATCCAGGGTTGAACATGATCCCGCTGGGCTGTCCAAAATTCGGACAATTCAGCGGGATCACCGCAACCCCTGCTTTTCATTAGTCAGGATTAAAAAACAATTTGATTCTTGACGTTTGGTCATGTATGATTGGTAACAATGCGGTTCCGCAAACAACTATGAAGAAGGAGTTAGTGTAATGACTATAGTCTCTGCAAAATTCGGTGATGGCGATCCGATCAAGGTCAACTACGAATTCGGAGATGACCTGGCCGGAGCCTCCAAGCTGTTCGGTGACGAAACTGTGTTTGCCAACTACAAGGCCAACGCCATCGTTGCTTTGCAGGGTTTCGTCCGTGGGATGCTGAAGGCCGAGAAGTCGGCCAAGGACATCACCGGGGCCGTTGCCGAGTGGAAACCGGGAGTCCGCAAGAAAGGCAAGACTCCGCAGGAGAAGCTGCGCGAACAGTTCCAGGCCATGTCGGCTGAGGAACGTGCGGCCTTCCTCCAGGACGCCAACTCCAAGTAGGTTGGTGAGTTCGGCCCTGCTGCATTAAATCCCCCAGTGTAGTAGAGCCAGCCCCGGGTGGGGAGAGGGTTTCTTGGTTTACCTCTCCCCACTTTGGTCCCATGTTAAAGGTGTTTGTACCCAACAAGTCTGCTCACAATTTCAGCGATGCGCTGAGGTTTGGGGAACTTGTGTTCCTAACGTCTGGGACTGTGAATAAGTATGCGATAAATTCCCTGTATCGAGAATTATCAGAGGGACTGCAAAACAGTTCTGAGCAGGATCACTTGATGATCTCATCACTGGCTATTTTGAACAGTATTTGTTCTGCCATTTTTGCTAGGAAGCACGGCAAGGTAAATTACCTACTATTTAGGGATGGGAAGTACATCAGTAGGACAGTCGATATAGACGCTTTGATCTAACATCCTTGAGGGAGGATTTGATGCTCAATAAGCCCATCCTAATAGCCGGTGCGCCAAGATCAGGCACATCCATGTGCGCTCGGATTCTACATTCCCAAGGTGTGTGGACTGGAGACTGTAAGAAGCCAAACAAGTTCAACCCCTATGGCTTCTTTGAAAACAACACCTTCACAGCGATGTTGAATCGCCACTACAAAGGCGAGTTCCCCCTTCAATGGGAGAACATATTCGAGTCGTTGGAGTTCCAAGGTTGGACACCAGATCAACCTTGGATGTTCAAACACTGGAAACTCCTTCCCACCTGGAAGATATGGGACGCTATGTTCCCCGATGCCCTTTGGCTTCTCCCTTACAGAAATGAGGGAGACAACCTTAGGTCATTAGAGAACATGAGATATGCCAACCCCTTCGCTGTGTTTAAGGAATGTAAGGAGAGGCAGAACGAAATCGCTGATAGGTGCACCCACAGGTTTGTGGATACCGATAAGATTATAGGGGGATGGATTTCTGAATTGCAGAACATCATCTGCCTGCCACAAATCAAGGAGCCTTCTATTTTAAGAGGGAGGGATTGTATAGATTTGGTTATATGGAACCGGAAAGGACTGGTTAAAAGTGACTGATAAGTTTTACGACAACACCCGCTGCTCTGCAATGAAGGGCTGCCCCAGGAAGTTCTACTTCCGCCATAGGTTGCATTGGACCCCTGATATATCGGGGCCAGCTCTTGTATTTGGCTCAGCCTGGCATAATGCGATGGATGTAGTTTGGACTTTGTTGGCAGCCGACCCTGGCCGCAAAACTGCGGAGATCGCCCAAGCCGGGTTTGCTGCCTTCCTAAACAAATGGGAGGAAGAGGGCATGACTCCCTACGGGGAGATGGGTCCAGATGAGATCGCCAAGTTAGGCGCTCGTCACCCCGGCACTGCAGCAGAGATGCTCTACAGTTATATCGACACCAGACGAGCTATGTTCCAGTCCAAAAGTTTCGAGCTGATTTCAGTAGAGCAGCCGTTTGCCGTCCCCCTCGATCCCAACCTTCCCAACTTGTTCTACGTCGGACGAATTGATAAGGTGTTTAAGTACCAGGGGGACATCTTAGTTGGAGAGCACAAGACAACTGCCATGTACTCCAAAGCTGCGGGCTTCCGCTCCAGTTGGATTGACTCCTTCAGTCCCAACAGCCAAATCGACGGATATATGTACGCCGCCAGAATGACGTATGGCGATAAAGTCCGGGCGATCTGGGTCGACGGGGCGTTGGTACACAAAACTGAGCACGATGTGTTCAAGTTCATTCCCATCGAACGTAAGTGGGAACAGTTGGACGCTTGGCTTTGGGAAACTCGATACTGGATCGACCAGATCGAGGCGAATGATGCCATTCTGGAGCACCTCAATCCAGACTCTTCCACCCCCTACCTACCAGCATTTCCCAAGAATACGGGAGAGTGTGCCACTTATAGTGGCTGCACCTACATGGACTTGTGTAAGGCGTGGGCTAATCCTATCGGGAAGCCCCTCCCCGGTGGGTTCAGGCAGGAGAAGTGGAGTCCGTTTGAGGTTCTGGAACTGAACAAACTAGGATTGGAGCAATCGAAATGAGGCAACAAGAGATGAAACTCAACAAAACTAAGACGTATCAAACAGCTACATTTGACCAATTCGAAGCCTTTGCTTCCAAGGTGATGGCTCGAAACAACTGGACTGAGGGAGTACTATCCACGGAATTAGGATTCTCATCTAATACTGTCAGCGGATGGAGAAGACGCAAGAAGGTTCCTATGACTGCCCTGTTGGCGGTTAAATGGTTGGCTAGGGAACTCTTTGAGGCAAGAAATTTGACCGGCTCAGAGGCCATGACTTGCCTGATCTTAGTAACTACGCACACTACAGATGAGCGAGACCTGAGTATAAAACTCGCTAAGATGGCTAAGCGAAACGGGTAGCGGGATCATCAGTTGACAACTGGTGTTTAATGTGCAAAAATGAGCAATGTTGTGGGGGATCTACACTGGTCCCCCACACCTAAGAACGAGGGGAATAAAACAAGTGCCAAACGCAAAAGACCTAGACCTATCCGACGTACCTACCCGAATACTCATGGTAGGTCCAACGGGAAGCGGCAAGACAGCCCAAATTCACACTCTTCCAGGCAGGAAGTTCGCCTATATATTCGACCCCAACTCGTTGCAAACCCTCCGAGGACTAGACCTCGACTATGAAGAGTTCATGCCTGAGATGGTAGAGATGGACGCCACCTTAAAGGGTTTCAACAAGGGTGCGAGGGACGACACTCCTGCAACCAAAAGGGAGCCGACCCTATACAACAGATGGGTGGAGCACCTCAACGATTTTGAGGAGTCAGGAGAAATTACAGAATACGACTGGATGATCTTCGACTCCCTAACCTTCCTGGTCAAGGCGTGTATGGATCGACAACTTTTCATCAATAACAGATATGGGAAGATTGAAGATCTGTCTGACTATCGTGTAGTTGGGAATAAGATCAGCACAGTCTTTCGGACTGTCACATCTATTCCTATCAATATGTTTGCTACGGGGCACCTACAAGTCTTTCAAGACGACAAGACCAAGAAGGTGGAAACCCTTTTGCAACTCCCGGGCAGTTCCCGAAACCAACTTCCTCTTATGTTTACAGACCTCTGGCTGGCTCAAGCTGCATCGGAGGGAGATGAACTCAAGTTTGAGATACAGACCATCCCTGAAAAGCGAGGTCTTCAGACAATTCGCTCCTCCCTTAATGTGAAGGCTAAGGAGGATGTCACCATCAAGAATTTCGCACGCGCCGGCGAATACGGAATAGGCGCAATCCTGAAACGGCAATCTTGAAAAGGAGCAAAAGATGCCATTCATCAATGCAGAAATGGGCGATGACTACGAAGACAAGGCGGTAGCAGAGGGAGAGTATCCCCTTCGGATTACCAAGGCCGAGGAGAAGGACTCAAAGGCCGGCAATCCTGGCGTCAACGTCATTATTGCTATCGAAGGTGAGGACGGCGAAGGCTCGGCTCCTGTATTCCAGTGGCTGAACCTGCCCTACGACGGGTGTGAGTGGAACAGGCTTTACATGAGGGATCTAAAGCGGTTCTTCACCATGTTCGGCGTCACTTACGAAGTGGACGGGTTCAACACGGATGACCTGCTGGGAGCTACCTGCGACGCTCTCCTGAAACAGGAGGACGACGATTTTGGCCTCCGCAATACTCTGGTGTTGCCCAAGGTTTCGGAGTAGTATTGGTATCGGGATTGCCTCAGCCTTCCTAAGGTGATCCTGAGAGAGGGGGGTTGCTAGTCTACCGACATCCCAGCCCCCCTCTTCTTTCCTTCCACAATTCGGAGATTTGTCATGGAGTTTTTGCAGAACAAAAAGACGAATATCGTTGCTGCCCTTATGGTCATTGTCGGCGTGGTGCAGGGTCTCACAGGTGATGTGGCGGCCTGGCAGGGTGTTCTCGACAACGCTATTCTGATCCTCAACGGCTTCGGGCTTGCTGGTTTGCGGGCTGGGGTAGCTAAGCTTCAGTCATGATCTGGCTTCATCTGATTCGAGTTGGGCTAGGGTTCGCAAAAGCCCTAGCCCAATTCGCCCGAGATCGTGCCATTCGCCAGAACACTAGGAAGGCAACCCTCGCTGAGTATATAGAGGAGAGTATGAATGAAGTACGCACCGCTACTGACGCTCGCCGCAGTTTGCATGATCCTGCTAATCGTGACAGGGTGCGGAAAAGGTTTACCCGTAAGAATAAGTAATTTCTGTGATATCTACCAGCCAGTCTATGTTCATGAGGATGATACAGAGGGGACGAAGGATCAGGTGGATGAAAACAATATTGCTTTTTTAAGACTTTGTGAGGCGGAAAAAGGAGGAGTTGTGAAGTGAGTAATCCAGAAATGAAACGGATGAACTTTGAAGTCTCACCCGAACTGGCGGAGCGTGCGGCACAGATGCCTTATGGCATAAAAAGCCATGTGTTGCGTATCATTCTTGAGCGGGTGTTGGACAGTGTGGAGCAGAAGGGCACTCTTGTGTACGGCGCCGTGCTGGATGGAAATTTCAGAATTGAGTTTAAGACATGAACAATCCCCTCTCCAAATTAAGAACCCACCTCACAGATATGTCCACCGAAGAACTGCACCAACAGATCGCAGACATTCGGGGCGACAGGAAGATCACAAAAGCTCCTCCGAAGACGGTGCGGAAGAAGGCTGAACGAAAGTCTAATGCTATCAGTCTCTTGGATAGTCTCAGCCCAGAAGAGCAGGCGACAATGCTAGCGGAGTTTGGTGGATGAAAACTCAACAAGTTGAGATCAAGAAGATCAAGAAAACCAAGCGGTATCGGATTGATCTGGGGAATATAGAAGAGCTGGCGGCTAGTATAAAGGAGAAGGGCCAACTCGTCCCTCTTTTGCTGAGCGAAGACCTAACCCTCCTTGCCGGTGAGCGTAGGTTAACTGCAATGGAGTCCCTCAAGTGGGACAAGGTAACAGCCTTTGTCCTGGCAGCAGAGGGGGAGCTTGAGCATAGGGAAATCGAACTCCTGGAAAATGTCATGCGTAAGGACATGAGATGGGACGAGCGGGCTATGTTAGAAGCTCGTATTTTCCAGTTAAGATCTGAGTCTGATCCCAACTGGTCTCAGCGTGACCAGGCTGGGTTGTTAGATGCATCGGCTGGGGCAGTTAACAGGCGGTTACAGTTGGCAGAGGCGATTGAGATCATCCCTGAATTGGCCGATGCCAAGACTGAGGACGAGGCTTGGAAGAAATACAAAAGACTAGAAGAGGATGCCGTCAATGCTGTTTTGTTGGAGAAGGCGGAAAAAACCAGCAAAGGAATAGCTAAATGGGCACGGGATCATTACATCCTCGGAGATAGTGTAACCCAGATAAAGAAAATGAATCCCGATGTTTGCGATTTTGCCGAGGTCGATCCCCCATACGGGATTGATTTGGACAAAAGAAGGGAAGGCCGGACCAAGAGTCATAGCGAAATGACCCGGTATATAGAAATCCCCACTGAGGAATATCCCAAGTTCTTACACAACATAGCGACGGAGGTTTACCGTGTCCTGCGAAAAAACTCCTACTGTGTCTGGTGGTACGGGATGTCATGGCATCAGCAGGTTTATGATACTCTTACTCGTGTTGGGTTCACAGTTAATCCAATCCCCGCAATCTGGACTAAGGGTCAAGCTGGGCAGACTGCTGCTCCGGAAACTGCTTTGGGCTCTTCCTACGAGCCTTTCTTCGTCGCCAGAAAAGGCAAGCCGAAACTTATGAAAGAAGGGCGGTCCAACGTCTTTCAGTTTCAACCCGTCCCCCATCAGAAGAAAGATCACAGCACCGAGAAGCCAATCGAACTGATGTTAGAAATCCTCGAGACATTCACTTGGCCAGGTTCTACAACAATCGTCCCCTTCCTTGGGTCCGGCGTAACCTTGAGGGCCGGCTACAGGATTAGGAGAAAGGGACTAGGTTTTGATCTAGATGAGATGATTAGGACCAGGTTCCTTGCCAACATCCAAAAGGATGTGGATGCCGGCACCCTTGTAAATTAACAAAAGCTTCCTAGAAAAAGGAGAGGAAGAATGCCCGTACGTGATGATGTATTACAGGAAGCCAATAAAATAGTATCTGCTGACCGAGAGGCTACTTACGGTCCCCCCAAGGAAAATTTCAAGGCGATCGGTGATCTTCAATATTCGTACTCCAATCTTGTAGAAGATAGAGCTCCCAGTGAGGAATGGCGCACAGCTATGAATATGGCTTTGCTAAAACTCGCTCGTATTGCAACTGGGCCTCAACACAAGCGAGATAACTATATAGACGCTTGTGGGTACCTGGCACTGGCTTGTGAGTTGGCCGAAGATGACTAGCCCCTTCGAAGAGGGCGACCCTGGCAGCAAAATCTGTATCATAGGGGAGGCTCCATCCCATTCTGAAATGCGTGCCCACAAGCCTTTTGTCGGCCCGGCTGGGCATGTCCTCGACCAGTGTATGCACGCTGCAGGAATGATCCGACGCGAATGCTATCTGACCAACATCTTCGAGGAGCCTGTTACCAAGGATAAGTTGGGGGGTAAAATCTGGGACTCCGCCGGCGATCTGGTGTGGACAAACAAGGGCGGGTTCACTGCAGATGGAGAGAAGCACCTAGATAGCCTCCTTGTCAGGTTGGCAAGAAGCAAGGCTAATGTCTTTGTCCCTCTTGGGAATACAGCCCTCAGTGCCCTGACTCCCCACGCTCAGATAATGAAATGGCGAGGTTCTATCCTATCCAGTCCTGTGATTGGGAAGAAGGTGGTGGCGACAATCCACCCTGCTGCTAGCCTCCGAGGGCAGTACATCTGGCGCTATATTATTACAACAGACTTAAGGCGCGTGATTGAGGAGAGGAATTCTTCCAACCTAAACCTTCCCCAGAGAACCTTGCGGATTAATCCCTCGTTTGAGGAAGTTATATCCTATTTGAAGGAATGCCTTGAGCAGAAGGACGTAGCCCTGGATATTGAGATATTTAGGCATCAGGTGTCCTGCCTCGGGTTTGCCATTGCCCCAGATGATGCCATGTGCATACCCCTAGTAGGAACAGACAGCAAGGCTAGGTGGAGCATAGATCAGGAGATGAAGATATGGCAGTTGACCGCTCAAATTTTGAACGATCCCTCTATCCGAAAGATCAATCAGAACATCTCCTTTGACATCTCCGTACTCTTACAACAGAATTCTATTATAACCCAGGGACGGTTAGGAGATACTATGGTAGCACAGCACCTCTTATATCCCGACTTTCCGAAGGGTTTAGACTTCATCGCATCTATCCATACAAGGGAACCTTATTGGAAAGACGACGGCGGAAAGATGTGGAAGAAGATGGACGGTGATTACCACACCTTCTGGCGATACAACGCTAAGGATGCCTGCGTAGCAATGGAGGCGTGGTATGCCCTTGAGGTGGAATTGCACGACAGGGAGTATTGGCATTCTTATCAAGAAACAATCAAGTTGATTGATCCCCTTGTCTACATGATGACAAGAGGCTTTAAGGTTAGTATGGACGAGTTGGCTAAAACCAAGGAAGAGGTCGAAACCAAGATTGCTGAGAAAGAAGTCGATCTGTTGGAGGTGGCAGAACGGCCGTTTAATCCAAACTCTCCAAAACAGTGTATGGAGTATTTCTATGTCACAAAAGGGATCAAACCCTACGTCAACAGGAAAACGGGTAAACCTACAACTGATGACAAAGCTATGGCACGAATTGTGCGACGCTTTAACCTCCCAGAAGCTCGTCTGGTTCAGGAAATTCGGACCCTCAAGAAACTACACGGCACCTACTTATCCGCAGATGTCGATGGAGATCACCGTATGCGCTGCTCTTATAACATCCGAGGGACAACTACAGGTCGGTTGTCCTCCTCTCAAACGATCTTCGGAACTGGCATGAACATGCAGAATATTCATCCTGAATTCAAGAGTTTCCTGGTAGCCGACGAATGACCAACACAACAGATGAAACCTTCCAAGCCCTAAACCGTCTTGAACATCTTATAGTTGAAAGGTTTGTATCTCAGCCTGTCTGGTCTATAAACGATCTAACAGCAATGGTCCGGCAAAAGACTGAACTCATCATCAACGAAGTGACAGCAAAAAGGATGGATGCTGTACCTAAGAATCACAACTTTCGCACTAGTCGGCATCGGTCTAAGGAGACCCATTGCACCAACGGGCATGAGTACACATCTGAAAACACCGGTACAGGACATGATGGACATCGTAAGTGTTTGACCTGTTACAAAGCTCGTCTAGGTCCACACAGCAAACGGAATAAGAAAAAGTCATGACCCAACACATCCTAATGGAGTTTGACAAGTCTGGGGCGGAATGGGTCGTGGTGGCCTACGCCTCGGGTGATGGTCAGATGATAGATGTTGTCAAAGGTGACGAGAGTCCCCACAGCAAGACTGGTATGCTCATATCAGGCGCTCCAATTGAACTTGTTGAGATGGAGAATAAACTTGTCGAACACCACACCGATCCAGATACAATTAGGACCATTAGGAGTGAGTCACTTGCTGCGCTACTTGAAGGAGATTACTTCCTGCCTAGAAGTATGTCTATTCGACAAGCTGGGAAAAAGTCCAATCATGGTCTTAACTACGGAATGGGTTATCGACGGTTTGCGTTGGAAAATGAGATGGAGGAGCGGGATGCAAAAAGAATTGTCGATCTCTATCTCCACAGCGCCTACCCGGGAATACCCGTTTGGTGGGAGACAATCCGACAACAACTCAGAGACAATAGAACTCTAACCAACTGTTTCGGAAGGAAGAGGGAGTTCAGAGATGCCTGGGGTGACGAACTGTTCAAAGAAGCCTATGCTTTTATTCCCCAATCAACGGTTGTGGATATGGTCAACTCTGGAATGGCTAAGGCGTTTGTGCAAGGTGCTGACTATTTTGACTTGGCCGACTTATTGGCACAGGTACACGATTCAATTGTGTATCAGTATCCCATAGATCATTTCTACGAAATGGCCTTGTTTACTATTCGTCACGCTCTCGATTATATGTCCCCAACTATTCAGTACAGCGGACGAGAGTTCCAAATTGGAACTGATCTGAAGGTTGGAAGGGACTGGGGACATATGATCCCCGTCGAGTTAAGTGAAGATGTAGATGTGATGCAACACAACCTAGAAGAAGCGTGGGACAAGTTGAATGCCTCAACGCAAGCTGGATAACTGGCTCAATGCTTATTTGGAATACACCGATAATTCAGAGTCGCCTCTGGCGTTTCATCTCTGGACTGCTATGGGGTGTATTGGCGCTGCCCTTCAAAGGAAAGTCTATATGCGATGGGGGCACACTGATATTTATCCTAACCAGTATGTCGTCCTTGTTGGACCTTCGGGTAGGGCACGAAAAGGGGAGGCGATTACGATTGGGAGAAGTATGGTCAAAACCCTCAACATCCCTATGCTTGGGGAGGACAACTCTCCAGAGGCGATAATCAAACAGATGGATGACTCAGCCGGAGCGTTCAAAGATGAAACAACTGGAAACATGCGAGAAATGTCCTCTATGGCGGGCTTCCTCGAAGAGTTATCTGTCTTTACCGGCGAGCAGAACAAACGCTTCTTGGCGATGCTTACTAACTGGTATGACTCGCGCGATGATTGGCAAAGACGGACTAAAAATAAGGGTATTAATGAGCTTGCTGGAATGTGTTTCAATCTGGTGGCAGCGACAGCTCCCGATTGGCTTCCCCTTATACTGCCACATGAGGCGATCGGCGGTGGCTTCACTTCAAGATGCATCTTCATCGTCGAAACTCAAAAGCGAAAGATCATCTCAAACCCAAACCTCAAGCCGCCGGACAAAGCCCTAAGGGATAGGCTCATACACGACTTGGAAATCATACATACACTGACGGGGGAATATAAGTTCACCCCCGAAACCCTTGAACAGTATGAAAACTGGTATGTACAAGAGGAGAAGAAGATTGAGAAGGGAGAAGGGCCGGTAAATGATCCCGCTTTTGCTGGATATATCTCAAGAAGGGCGACCCATGTTAAGAAGCTGGGGATGATAATAGCTGCTAGCCAGCACGACAGAAGGGAATTAGATTTAGATAGTTTTGAGGTTGCACTTAATTTGATGGAAAAGGCAGAGGTGGGGATGCAGAAGGTCTTTGCTGGGATTGGCAAGGCTAGGTATGCTGAGGAAAGTGAGGCATTGATTGAATTCTTGTCGGAACGTAAAAAGGTTACAAAGGCTGCCATTCTTAGGAGATTCAACAGAACTGTGGACTCATATGTTCTAGATGCCGTAACTGAAACACTGGTAGCTATGAAAAGAGTTAGGGTTAAGATAGACAGAGAAGAGGGAGAAACATACTATGTCTACATGGAAGATTGATTTTGAGGTATGGCAGTTGGAGATGCAAAATGGCAAGGAGTAAAAAAGAATCCCGCCTGATCTGCCACCACTGCGGCGAGGCTATGGTCGGAGTTCAGCAGACTTATGTAGGGGATGGCTATATCCGCAGACAAAGAATGTGCGGCTACTGCAGAGCGGCCTGGACAACTTATGAGATCAGGCAAGAAGAGTTTGACAAACTCTTGGCTAAAGAAGGCAAGCTAAACAAAATTATTGAAGCGATCAATGAACTCCTGAACTGACCCAGCCCCCAATTCAGTGTTGTAGTGATCCTTCCAGTATGCTGCCATCCCCCCTATATCATCAGGTTCAGGTAGAGGCATAGACACCCTATAGTAGTGCAGCCTAGCCATTGCAGTAGCATAGAATAGGTTGGATTGAAGCTGGTCTATCCTCGAAGGGAATGGAGCCAAC